CACAGCGCATGGTTCAGAGGCACAAAAGATAAGGAAGCGCGTCGGAAGGAGATTATGGGATACCGTAATGGCTTCGACGCCCTTCGAGAAATTCTCGAGCGTGACTTCAAGAAAAAGGAGAACGTGAGAGAGTATGGTGATCCACAGTGGGTCCACAAACAAATGGCAGTCAACGAGTACAACCAAGCGCTTGAGGACTTGCTGAAAATCATCACACTTGAAAAGGAATAACTATGTCCGTATTCGACCAAACCACGGGTCAAGAGACAGGTAACGCACCAGCCCCAGCCGAAGCAACTCCCACCACAGAGAGCTTTGTAGCTAAGCTAGTGCAGGAGCGCGGAGAGCAATGGTCCGACCCAGAAGCAATTGCTAAAGGGAAGATCGAAGCTGACCAGCACATCAAGAACCTTGAGACCCAACTCGCAGAGATGCGCAAGGACCTCGAGAAGCAAGATTATGCTAAGTCACTGCTCGAGCAAGTGCAGAACAAGGCAGGAGAAGCCACCACTCCTACACCTGCACCATCCACAGAAAACGGTGGGGAGACTAACCCGAACACCACGGCAGAAACTCCTGACATCCAAAGCCTTGTTGAAGAAGCTCTGAAAGCGCGAGAAGCTAAACAGACAGTTGATCAGAACGTAGCCCAAGTGGACGCTGCATTGACTGAGAAGTTTGGTACGGACGCTGCCAAGGTTGTGGCTGACAAAGCGTCAGCTCTTGGTCTGAGTTTAGATCGCCTTAAAGGCCTAGCTGCAGAGAGCCCCAGCGCTTTCATGGCATTGGTCGGAGAGGCACCCCTTGCTCCTACTCCTGTATCCCCGACAAGCTCGGTGAACACACAGAGTGAGAGCTTCAATGGCAACACTGCTAAGGGCTTTGCCCACTTCCAGCAGATGCGCCGCGATAACCCTAAACAGTACTACTCACCTGCCGTGCAACGCGAGATGATCGCAATGCGTGACAAGATGGGTGATACTTTCTTCAACAGCTAATCTTAAAGGAATAACACAATGGCTGGTAACATCACAACAGGCACAGGCGACTTGATCCGTAATGACATTTGGTCTGCCGAACTCCGCGAAATCCTTCGTGAAGAACTTCAGGCAATGAAGTACGTCGATTGGCGTTCAGACTTCCCTGATGGTGACACTCTGCACATCCCACAGATCGCAGACGCAATCACCAACGACTACACTGAAGATGCACAGGTCGTCTACAATGCCCTCGGCACAAACGACTTCACACTGGAAATCGACCAGTACAAATCTTCAGGTCACTACATCACACGTAAGTTGATGCAGGACAGCTACTACATGAATGAGCTTATGTCTTCGTTCGTACCTAAGCAGGCACGTGCGATCATGGAAGCAGCTGAGACTGACATTCTTGCTAAAGGTGCAGGTACTGCCAGTGACGGTGCTACAATCAATGGTATCGACCACCGTATCTCTGGTGGTAACGCTGGTGTCATCGAAGTGGCTGACTTCGCATACGCTCTGTATGCTCTTAAGAAGTCTCACGTACCACAGACCAACATGGTTGCTATCGTTGACCCATCAGTTGAGTTCCAAATGAACACACTGAGCCAGTTGACAACAGTATCTAACAACCCACGTTGGGAAGGTATCGTAAACGACGGTATCGCTTCTGGTATGCGTTTTGTGGCTAACATCTACGGCTTCGACGTTTATACTTCGAACTTCCTGCCAACAGCTACAGGTGCTACTGCACTTAAAGACCGTGCTGGTGGTACTGGTGTTGACGTATCCGCTGGTAAGTGTAACTACTTCTTCAGCGCTACCTCTGACGTTCTGCCTTTCGTAGGTGCTATGCGTCAGGACCCAATCGTTGACCGTGAGTTCAACAAAGACTTCCAGCGTGAGGAGCTCGTTACTACAGCTCGCTGGGGTACTAAAGTGATCCGTCCAGAGAACCTTGTAAACATCGTTACTCTGCCGACTATCGCCTAAACTACTTTGGGGTCCCTTCGTGGGGCCCCTTCACCCATCTAATAGGAGAGCCTGATGGCAACCGTACAGCATAGCACACTTTCATCTAGCGAATTGCACGAGCCTAAAGGTGCAGCCACAGCAGACGCTAACACAGTTTACGTAGCTGATGGCGCAGGCTCTGGAAATTGGCTCCAAGCACCCACAGGATTTTTGAACTACGTAACCGCGGGGCCTGGTACAGTAATTACGGCCCCAACATTCTTCAAAGTGGTCAACGTAGCATCCTTAACACATGGTACACAACGACAGTACACGCACAACAATGCGGGGCGTTTGACCTACACAGGTGCCACAACACTTAGCACCAAACTATTCGCAACGCTCGTACTCCAGACGGCAGCTTCTAACGTAGATGTTGCTGCACAGATATTCGTCAATGGCATCCCAGCATTCCCTGCCCAGTTTATGGCAGAACAAACAGTTTCAGGCTCCAATGGAATCACCACCCTGCCCATGGTTGGTTATGTTGACCTTAGCACTAACGACTACGTAGAAGTATTCGTTCAGGCTTCCTCAGGTGATCTCGAGATTTTCGGCCTTAACATTCTTGCAGAGGGAGTAATCTAATGAAGATGACACTGTTAGAAATAGTTCAAAGTGTGCTTAGCGATATGGATGCAGAGGACGTGAACTCCATCAGCGATACCACAGAGGCAACTCAGGTAGCCTCTATCGTACGCGATACATTTTTCAATATGGTGACTAACCGCACCATCCCAGAACACAAGCAGCTTATCAAGCTGACACCACTGAGTAGCTCAGCGTACCCTACACACTTCCAGTATGACAACAATACGAAGATCGAGGGTGTGTGGTACAAAGACGGGGACACATACGAGACTGTCCGTTGGCTTGAGCCGCTGGACTTCTTACGTCACTGTGACAGCCGCCAGAGTAACTACGTTGAGGTAGCGGACAAGAAGGCAGGCACCACAATCCGTGTGGGTACAGACGTGGCACCATCGTATTACACCAGCTTTGACGACGAGTTCATCATTATGGACAGCTATGATAGTAGTGTCGACAGCACACTCCAGCGCTCCAAGGTACGTGCATACGGTGTGGTACCACCTACATTTGACATGCACACGGATGGCTTTGTGCCTGACCTTGATGCAAACCTCTTCCCGTACTTCCTAGCAGAAGCCAAGAGCACAGCGTTCTCGCTACTGCATGGTGGTCCAGACCCTAAGGTCGAACAAGCTGCACGTCGTCAGAAGTATCACCTTCAGAACGACAAGCACAACACAGTGACAACAAGGAAGCTATCAAAATATGGACGTTAAGGATAAAAAGCTCAAGGAGCTGCAAGAAGCACTTGCAACCGCACAAGACAACCTTGATGAGTACCTTGGGGTTAAGACCCACCGTGAGCGCTACACAGCAGTATCTAAGTTTGATAAGGTGAGTGGCAGATCATACTACGAGGTTACACATAAGAACCGAGCCCAGCCAATTTACATTATCCCTAACCCAAGGGGGTACAACAACTGGGTATTCAAGTGTCCACAGAACAGGCTACCAGCATCACTTGAGAACAACAGCTTCATGCGAGCACAAGCCGCTATTGATGCAGTGGTTGAGTTGATGGACAACATGCGGCCTACAGCGGTGGCTAAGAAGAAACTTAAAGAGGAAGTCTAATGGCACAGAGAGCATCACAGAAGCCAGTAGTTCAGTTCAACAAAGGGTTGGTCACTGAGGCTGGAGAACTTACATTCCCCGAAGGCGCTTCTGTTGATGAGCTCAACTGTTCATTGGAGCGCGATGGTTCCCGTCGTCGGCGCTTAGGTATTGCGTACGAGAGCAACTACGTACTTACACCTTCGGCTTCCGTAGCTGATGGAACCACAACCAGTGTGTCCGTATGGGAGAACGCAGGCACTGTAGCAGGTCTTAACTTTGTTGTGGTGCAGCTTGGGTCCACCCTACACTTCTACGAGGAAGGTGCCACACTCTCAGCTAACAAGAAGAGCTTCACTGTTGATCTTGTGACGTACGAGAGGCCAAACGCTGTGAGTTCTGCTAACGCTACAGTGCAGACTGCATCCATCCAAGGTAAACTGATCGTCGCATCTCCAGAGATCAATACGTTTGTGGTTGACTACGACGAGGGCACTGACGGCATCTCTGTTAATGAGATCAAGTTCCGTATCCGTGACTTTGAGTGGCAGGGGGATGTGTCTACGTACACCGAAGAGCTTGGCACAGGTTCCGTAACGGACGCCCGTGAGTACGATACCATGAACACAGGCTGGAAGGGGGACAAGGGCACAGCCGCACTGGCTGCATACGATACAGCTAACACCTCGTACCCAGCCCTCACACTCCCGTGGTACTCGGGTAAAAACTCTAGTGGGGACTTCTCGGTAACCGAGTGGGAAAAGATATTCGCAGGGACATCCCTGATCGCAAATGGTTCTTATACCTACGACCTCTACAACATGGACCGTCAGACTTCCTCTGGGCTATCTGGCGTTGACAACTACGTAGAGAACTCCCGCTTTGCCACAGTTGTGGCTTATGCTGGACGTATGTGGTACGCAGGTATGGGCAACAAAAACACCTCCAACATCTTCTTCTCGAAGCTGATCCAACAGGACAATGACTTTGGCGAATGCCTTCAGGTCAATGACCCTACAGCAGAGACCATCAGTGATCTTCTGGACACAGATGGTGGATACGTCAATATCCCTGACGCTTATAACATCCGTCGCTTGCATGTCCTAGGCTCACAGCTTATCGTGTTTGCAGAGAACGGTGTGTGGGTCATCAAGGGCCTCGATAACATCTTTACACCAACAGGTTATTCTGTATCTAAGATTGCTGAGAATGGGCTATCCTATGAGGGCTCTTTCGTGGCTGAGGAAGGCTCCCGTCCATACTGGTGGTCATCTTCTGGTATCCACACACTCACAGTATCGGCTGAGCAGCAGACCCTACAAGAGGTAAACCTCTCGCTACCCACAATCCAAGGTTTCTATAACAAGATCAGTGCATCTAAGCGTGGACAGGTTGTAGCAGCATACGATGCGTTCAACTCTCGTGTCGGTTGGTTCTACCCAGATAATGATGAGACCACAGACTACAAGCTGAACAACGTATTGTGGCTCGATGAGCAACTACAGGCTTTCTATCCGTGGCACGTAAGTGACGCTACAGTGGGCCAACACATGCTCGTACCGTTCTACACGAGGGGCAAGGGGACTACTTCAGTTGACCTTACCGTTACAGACAACGCTGGCAATGAGGTTGTGGACAGCAGTGGCAACACTGTAATTGTAACCCGCGCTGGGCGTGAGTACTTCTCAAGTGCGCTTCAGGTGCTCGTACGAGATGCAAGTGGACAGATCGCATTCGCCCAGTTCACCTCCCCTAGCTTCACAGACTGGGGCTCAGCAGACTACGAGAGCTTCGTTGAGGGTGGCTACGACTTCATGGGTGACCTCACGTTGCGCAAGGGTCTTATCTACTTGACCTCATACTTGAAGGTCACTGAGAGTGACATCATTGGGGATGACGTGCTGGGCTACCAGTTTACTCGTCCGTCTAGCTGTAAGGTATCCACATACTGGGACTTCCGTACGACCTCTTCACAGAAGCCACAAGAAGCATATCGCCTGAAGAAACTTCCAGTACCCGATGGGGCTGGCAACCTAGCTTACCCAAATACAGTGACCACATCAAGGTTACGGTTGAAGGGGCGGGGACGCAGTATGCGCTTCCGTTTTGATAGCACTTCAGGGCATGACTTCCACCTACTCGGTTTTGATAGGATCGGTGGGATAAACCCAAGGTAACTAAATGATTATCCGTAAAGCAAAACAAGATGACATCTTTGACCTCCTAGTGCTGGCACGGGGCTTCTCTCGGGAGGCTCCTGCTATGCACAAGTGGGACAAGGAAAAGACAGAGGCAATGCTCATGGCTTGCATCGAGGGTACACACACCACGATCCTTGTGATGGAACACGAGGATGAGGTTGTTGGTGGTATCGTAGGTGTCGTGCAGCCCCTGTTTATGTCGCAGACTGTGGTAGCCTCAGAGCTCGCATGGTTTGTGGACCCAGCACACAGGGGCAAAGGTGCACTTAAGTTAGTCAAGGCATTCGAAGGCTGGGCCAAAGAGATGCAGGCAGACTACATCACAATGGCTGACATCCGTGGTATTGCGGACCTAAGCAAGTTATATGAGCGCATGGGTTACGAGTTGACCGAGGCCGCTTACAGCAAAAAGGTAGAATAAAATGGCAGCAACAACATTAGCAGCGATTGGTGGTTTCTTCGGTGGCGGGGCTGCACTAGGTGCCACAGCAATTGGAGCGGGCATATCAGGCGTATCAGCAATCAGCAGCGCAAAGGCACAGCGCCGTAGCGCCGCACTACAGCAACGTCAGGCAGACCTACAGGCACGTCGTCAGAGACGTCAGGCTATCCGTCAGGCACAAGTGCAACGCGCCCGTGCATTGTCTCAGGCATCAGCAGCAGGTGCAGTTGGTGGCTCCGCACAAGGCGGCATCAACAGCGTAAGCTCACAGCTAGGCTCAGGCCTTGGATATGCGTCACAGCAGTCTGCACTGGGCTCTGGTGTCTTAGCAGCTAACCAACAGGCACAGAACTGGGCATCCTTCGGGCAGCTTGGTGGCGGCCTTATGAGCCTAGGTATCCAAGCAGGTGGCCTTAACGGCATCTTCGGGGCTCAGACACCTAACCAAGCGCAGACACCTAACTACTTCCCATCTTAATAAGGGGTCATCATGACTGAGTATTCACCTAAGACGAACTTACCTCTCGATGCAATCACGAAGAGCACTCCGCTGGATGGTATTCAGCAGTCCTTCCGCATCGACAGCTATGATCGCGTAGATAACCGTGGTATCGACATTAGCGTGGCTACTGGTCAGACACCTGAGACCATCAACCAAAAGGTCACCAATGGAGACAACAGCCCAATCAATGAGGCTAAGAACTCCGTTGGTGATGTGGTTGGCGATACGGTCAACAGCGCTATTGCTAACAACGAAGATCAGCAGATCGCAGCCTCTAAAATCCTAGACACGCAGGAGAAGAAGGCTGGCATGGACAGGTTCTCGGACTTTG